TCCTGCTACACCCGTTACGGCCTTACGTACTATCGGAGTTATTGTGGACACAGCACCTGTGCCGGATACTCCACTTGCCACTACTGTCCAATCGTAGGCGGGGGTTACAGTACCCACCCCTCCAGTACCGCTTATTCCAGTAGCGTTAACTACTGTGCCTATACTAAAGGTAACAGTGCCTAATGCACCCGCACCTACTACGCCTATAGGAATAATAATCTCGTGTACGTTGACGGTGAAATTACCCATCTGCCCTGTACCAGAAACACCTGTTGGTACAAGAGCTACACCGATCCCTACACTTCCTACTGAACCTGTTCCTACTACTCCGACGGGTATAACCGCGTCGTTAATTCCGGTTACTACCGTTCCTATTGCGCCTGTGCCAGATACGCCAACAGGTATAACATTTGTGCCAATACTAAAAAGAACCGTGCCTACTGCGCCAGTACCTTGTACTGCAACGCCGTTATCGCCCCACGCACCGTTTCCCCATCCCCCGGCCCCCCAAACAGGACCGAGGTTAACTATTGTACTAGCTTCCCCGCCCCATCGGTTGTAGCCCCACGGGCGCTCGCCCCATCCACTCACGGTAGTCTCCTACCTTTTACGCTATGCGAATTATCGCGGTCGCGGCTGCAGCGGCTGGAAATTGAATCTGGAAATCCCCGGAACTCACTGTCTGGTCACCACCAAAGCTCAACACTGCGCAAGCCTTACCTGACTCGGTGCTGTTGTAAATCAAGCCGCCACAGGTAGTGAAGGATGCTGAGGACCATGTGGTGTCAGCAAAATCACAGATAGCAGTAGTGCCGTCAGCGACAGGCGTAGCGCTTACCAGTGTATTACCCGCCGTGGTGTAGCCGCTGCCGCTCGCCAACTGATCCGCACCTAAATCCGAATAGTTAGTCGTAGCCGCATTAAAAGTAAGGGAGCCAGCTGCTGTTGCTTTCATCAACGCCAACTTGAACACATCCCCTGTAGTGACGGTAAAGTCATGCACCCCTTTCAGGATTTCTACTTTGAAACTAGTCGGCATTGCGGTAGTAACGGTAATAGCCATGTTAAATCTCCAGTAATTTTACAAGTTCGGGGTGCCCCGCGTTATTAAAGCGGTTCATCAACGTGGTGTTGTGTGACGCAACCGCCTGCTTCATGTACCTCACCAACACCACACGAAGCTGTTCTTTGTATGCCTCGGCTTGATCTCGCAAAATAGGGTTAGCCGAAACACCAATATGAATAATTTGCTCTAGCGCCATATCCGCAACTTCTTCTGGGGTAAACCCGCGCCCAGAAACCATTCTTGCTTTGATATTGCCTAGCTGTGCGCCCGCTACGATACTGAACATCAACCCACCCTCACTTTGACTTGGCCATCACGATACATATCCTGACGCAGTTTGCCATCCCCCAGATTTTTCAACAAGGCAATGGCTTGCACATACATCTTCTCGTAGAGAGCGACAAGGTCCGGCTCGCCTTTCATAAACCGAATGGCTTCGACCAACGCACCGTTCAACAGGGCGGAGTCAAACTCCTCTCCAAGCCATGTAGTGCCCGCTGTCACAATGGACTCAGGGTAGTACCCAAAGTGCATCTCAACAGCGTAATTGGAGTTGGGCCTTGGCCCCAGTATGAACGTATTCTGGTCAAAAACCCCATAGTGCTGAGGAATTCCCGTGCTCGTCGGCGTTGGGTAGGCTTCGCGGATGAAGTTAACGTCTTTGTTTAGCAGGAAGTGGTATTCCCCAGTAGCGTCAATGACCGCAAGCGAATACACGTACAACATGCCCGTAGGCATAGTCAGGTAACTGTTGTTTGCCGTTACCGTCCCGGTTTGGTTCTTCCGAAGCGCGGGAAGCTCAACAGTAGCGTAAATCTTCTGCTCCGCCTGCTGGGTGAACATCGCCAACTCTGTCGCCCCAAATGTGTTTTCACAGATGGTTTGAATGTTGGCTGTCAGCTCCGTGTAGTTCATCGCTTAACCCATTGGGCCACGAGACATAGTGCCTTTGATGGCAGCACCGACGCCGCGCATTTTGAGGCCCGAGGTTTTGGTGCCCGGCTGCGCTTCGCGGGTGATGTTCCCCACCGACATGTTGACGTCGTTGGCCGTTGCAGAAGTGCCGGTGCTGATCGTCACTTTGCCACCAGACATGGTATGGGGCTTGGCGTAGCTCGAGGCCGGGAGATTGTTCTTAGCCATGGTCGTGCTCCTATGGTTTACCCATACTGGACTTCTTGAACGAGGAGCCTTTCTGGTTGGCTACTTTCGCCATACCGCGGCCCATCTTCTTCATGTTGGCGTTGGTCTTGCCACCTTTGGCAAAGCCTTTGGCGTGCATCGACTTCTCGTGGCCTTTGACTGCTTTGTCAGCGATGCCTTTGACCTGCTTAACGTCGCCGCCGCTGAGGTAATTCTTGCCTGTTTTGCCTTTCATACATCACTCCTAAGTGATAACTATGCGGACATTACCGATGAATCCTGTGCCGGTAATCGACAACACAGGCTGTATTCTTGCCCGGCTTTCGGGGTACCCCGTGAAGTCCGGCCTTGGGTTACGCACCGCTTGCGGATCGTAAATCGGTTGTTCGCCCAAGTGTAACTGTGGGTGATCGGGATTCCAACACTCAAAGCAGGCTTTTATGTTGGTGTCTTTCCCCTTCACGATGAGGCTTCGTAGTTCTTTCAACTTGTACCGGAAGCCGCATATATCGCACTCGGCGATAGCGATCCGGGCTGACGCAAATCTGCTGCTCACGCTTATCTCCTCGGGGAGCGCGGAACAAACCTGACTGGGGCCTTCTCACGATCTTCCTGCCCCGCCAGATCGTACTGCTCATCGTATATGGACTTCAGCATCGGGATGCGATCTGTCAACTCAGGGACTTTCATGGCGATGTAGTACGCCAAGCCCGCGACCAACGCCGGGTAGAACCGGAAGTTCATGTCGGGGGTCTGCACCCCACTGCCGGCGTCCTCGATACGACGGAGGCGCCAGTACACAAACAAGTAGTACGGGTCTTGTGCAGTGCCTTGGTTCGGTACCGGCCAGATCACGATCCGCGGGTTATCGCGCAGTCGCTCAACCTTGACTTGGATGGGGCGCCCTTGCGTCTGTTTGTTAGGGATAGACGCGTAGGTGGAAACACTGATGCGGGAGATGGTGATGTCTTGCTGGGTGCTGTAGTTTCCGGAGCCGGTACGCACAACGTGCTCGAGCAGATCAATGGTATCGTCGGGAAGGTCATACTCCGCTTGCCCTTGGACGAGGTCAATATACCCCTCCTCGATGGTCCACATGTTGATACCGCGGTTGGCCCACTCGATAGTCAACAGGTTCATGGATCGGCGGGCCGTGCGCAGGTCGTAACCAGAGCGCATCTCGCGCCCAGCACGTTCCCACGCTTCCTCAGCGATCTCAGTGAACTCCATGTTGAATACAGCGGTGCCCGATGTGGCCATTACTTTTTACACCCGCAACCTTTGGATTTGACCTTACCACCCTTGGAGTACATGGTGAACTTGTCACCATCCTTGCGTGTCATGGTCTTGCCTTTGGGCACTTTGCTAGGGTTTATCGCCCCCATGCCGCGAGACGGCATCATACAAATTTACCCTTGGTCTTGCCCTTTACAGCGCAACCATCAGCCCGCTTTGACGCGGAGCCAACCGAACCGCCTTTGGCAAACTTCTTCGGTATTTTTTGACCAGCCTTGTTCATCTGCGCTTTGATCTCGTCACGAGTCATTTTGCGTTTGGGAGCGGCTTTACCCGGGATGGGAGTAGTAGAAATTGCCTCCGGGTTTATTGCGTCGTCCGGTTGTTTGTTCGGCATGTCAATCTCCTCAGCAGGCCATTCCGCCTTTGTTCATTTTTACCATGGTGCCCTTGGTTTTGCCCTTCTTGGCAATACCGTCAGCGCGTGCTGACACGGAGCCACCTTTGGCGTACTTCTTGGATTTGCTGGCCATCTCTTTCTTCTCATGCTTGACCATGGACTTGGGAGCGCCTTTCTTTTGCATAAACGCCACTTCTTTCTTCATCATCGACTTTGACTCTTTCATGTCACCACCCTTTGCAAAATTGTACTGCGGTTTAGAATTAGACTGGGCTAACAGTTCCACGCCCGCAACGATTTGTTGATCCTGCTGTTTGGGTCTTTGGCCGTTTCCGAACTAGTGTTCTTAGCCTTCATCCCTTTCATACGCGCACAGAATGAATCCCGTCGTTTGCCGCCTTCCGGCTGAGGGCGTTTCAACCCCGGCTTCCCCGGGTTGGCCGCATTGTAGGCCGCTCGACCCTTGGCGTTCAAACCACCTTTTGGGTTCTTGCCTTCTTTGCGTTGCCACGCTGGCGACTTAGCCATAGAAAATTTGCGCCGAATCAATAGCAGTCATTAACGCATAAATGCCGTTGGCTACCAGCACACCTTCGCCGGGAATAACCGGTGCATTGCTAAAAGTATCAGTGCTATCTATTTCATATGTCATTAACCAACGCCCGCTACCGCTTACGTACGAAGCGGCGGTACCCCCAGTTATAGTGCCAGAGTTAATATCTGTAAGCGTAAAACTGTTGGCGTCTACAACGGTAATAACATAGTTTCCGTCTGTTGCGGATTCACTAGTAGCGCTATTAAAGTGAATGCCAACCGTGGCTCCGGTTAGCAATCCGTGTGAAGTTTTTGTCACGGTTACGGTGGTAGTGGAGCGAGCGTAAGTAACACTGGAAGTTACCGGCGCGGTGGTTGTATCAAACAGCACCAAAGTGCCATCTGTGCCAGAACCAAAAAATGAAATGCCTTTGACCCGGTTTCTCCCAAGAACAAAAAAACCACTTTGGTTCAAATGACCTTGTTTTACGTCATATTGCATTGTCATAACACGCTCCTATTAAGCAGTGCGTGTGAACACGTACGCTGTTGCGCTCGAAAACATAAGTGTAAAGCGGGCCAGTCCAGTTACACCAGAAGCAACAGTCAGGTCGCCAAAGCTACCAGCAGTGTCGGCAGCGGCGGTGGACAAGATACCGTTTACCGCTACTGCAATTGTTACCGTGTTGGCACCGGCAGTGTTGTCTATGTAAAGGTCAAAGACTGTACCTTGAACCGCACCAAGAGCTGCGCCCAACAACGTGCCAGTAGGCAGAGTGATGGCGGTTGCCGCGGCAGAGGTAGAAGTAATGTAGCCGGTTGCTACCTGCGCGGCGGTTGCCGTAGCTGTAGCGTTAATTGCGGCGGTGGTAGCGTGAGTGATGCTGCCTGAACCTGCAATATTGCCGGTTACATCGCCGGTTAGGGCACCGATAAAACCATTGGTTGACGTAACTGGGCCGGAAAAAGTAGTTGAAGCCATTAGAAATTCCTCACATGCGAGTTGGGCGTATCTGTCTGCATGTCGTCAGCCGGGGCTGTCAGATACGCGGGTTATCCCGGTGCGCACTGTATATCAGGGTATGAGGGAATGGTCAACGTACCTGAAGAGTAAGCCAGTAAATTATATAGACACAAAGGTACCGCAGGGACACGTAAAAAACTAGCAAAAAGAAAGGGGCCGAAGCCCCTTTCAAATACTACTTGTAAATCAACAACTTATGAGGCACCGGGCGAACCAAAGATGCCCAGAGGGTCAGAAACCCCGAAGCTGTAACGTTCACGCGCCTTGTAGCGACTGTTGCCCGTGTCGAAATCGGCGTCCATGGACGTAGACATCGGGGTACGGGTGAAGTGCTTCAGGCCGTTTGGAACGTCGGTCGTCAAGAACCAAGCGTTGGTGTCGGTCAGATAGTGGTTGATTGCGTAACCACCGGGAATCGAACCGTTGTTTTTCAACGCGTTGATGTCGTTGTCCGCTGTGCTCACACGCAGCTCGGTTTCCAGAATGCGGGTTGCAACGAATTGCAGCGCAGGCGGGATGACGAGCTTGTTTGGCTTGGCAGCGATCAGCAGACCACGTTCGTCAGTCCACGCAGCGATCTGGATAACGGCGGCTTCCAAGGAAGTCTCGTTCAGGTCGGCAGGAGTAGTCGGGCGGTTGCTGTTGGTGCCACCGTTAACCAGCGGGTGCGTAGTCGAGCACAGAACTTGACCATCACCGTAGGTTACACCCGAGGCAAAAGCGTTGTTTAGAATCGCCGCGGCCTTGACCTGCTTGGTGTAAGCCATGGCGCGAGCCAGTGCTTTGGTGTAGCGGGCAGACAGGGAGTCGTACAGGTTGTCTTCGATGGCCTCTTCGGTCAACGAGAAACCCATAGCGATGGTTTCGTGGGTGTAACGAGCGGTCCACGCTTCCTGTGCGTTGTCGTAGGCCATGGCGGCGCCTTCGTTTTTCACTGGGGCGGCGCTAAAGCCAGACAACTTGGTTTCTTCTTCAAA